TAGATGGAGATAGGGCGCAGGAACCTGCGATTATAGGTTCTCTTGCTGGATCACCGTCTCAGGTTGCAGAAACAACTCTTGGGTTTAATGATCCGAATGGCGTTTACCCAAGATATACAGGTGAATCGGATGTAAACAAAAGGGCGAGAGGCGAGAACACTACGCCAACTAAGGTTACTGATAAGATCAATAGCCCAGACAGTAAGTTTGCTGCAGTTTACCCAATGAACCATGTTCGAGAAACTGAGTCTGGGCATTACAAAGAATATGACGACACTCCTGGCGCAGAACGTATAAAAGAGTTTCATAAAAGCGGTACGATGTATGAAGTTTATCCTGATGGCGATAAGGTAACAACTGTCGTTAAGGATAATTATAGTATTGTGGCTGGCAATGACAGCGTCCACGTCAAAGGTAATGTTACTGTGTTTATAGACGGCAACGCTGACCTTACAGTTTCTGGCACAACAACTGTTGACACACCAACAACAAACTGGACTGGTGACATTAATTTAACTGGTGATCTTGATATCACTGGTAAATCTACAGCATCTGTTGATCATGTTTCGGCAGGCATATCTGGTAAGGGTCATACCCACCGTGATACTCCAGGTCTTGGTGCTGGTACTACGAGCAAACCGCAATAGGATAATATTATGGCATCACAAACGATATCAATTCACCAAGGCGGTCAGCTACTAACTACTGGTCTCACGTTTGATTCTAATGGCGAGGCGACTGTAGTTATTAAGTATGTGTCAACGGATCCAACGACAACTGGTCTTGGGTTAGAATTCCTTTTTGATGGCTCTAAGTTAGAATTCGTCAGTGTTCAAAATGTATTATCATCAGACCTTGTTGTAGGTGGTGTACAAAGCGGTGATGGTACAAATCAAAAATTGGCATTTGGTTGGGCTTCAGTATTTGGTCAGTGGCCAGGAGATTCTTCTGTAGACTTGGCGTCTGTCACCATCAGGGATCGTGGTAATGCTGGAAATAATACTGGCGTGTTTCTTGCGTTTACTAGTGTTACGGCAGGATTTGATCCAGTCAATGAGAATCCGCAGATTCAAAATGTTGCGGAAGCTAATACTGATTTAACAGATGTATCTGCTGGATTCCTCGATGAATCCGAGTTTCAATTAAAACTTGGCGGTTTAGAAATAGATACATCGAAAGGTTCAGGCGGTCTGGGTATACAGGGAAAGGTTAAAATTTCAGATTGGGAAATAAGAAAGGTTGAAGATGATCTTGTTTTCTACTATGCCAATGTCGAAAAGTTCAGACTAGCTAATGATACTGGCGCATCAACTGTATCTGCTAGGTATGAAGAATTTAAGTACGTCTCAGTGAATAGCCGATTAGCCTTTGGTGGTATTGATGATTTCGGGGAAACATTGAGTTATACTCCAGGGAAACTTGTTTGCTTTATGAATGGTGTTCGCCTTGCTGCGAATATTGACTTTATAGCTAACAATGGTTCTACTGTTATTTTTAACGAAGCCACTAGTAATGGTGATATTATTTTATTACAATCCTTGTAAGGATTATAAATATATTATAAATGATTGTTTGATATTTAAGGAATGCATAATGATACACGATAGTTTAGTTAATTTATTTGAAACATATACTCAAGAAAACGAAAAGTTTGTACAAGGGAATAAAGCAGCAGGAACTAGAGCAAGAAAAGCTCTTGCTGAGATTAGCAAACTTTGTAAAGAAAGGCGTAAGGAAATACAAGAATCCAAAAATTCATAGTAGGGTGACATGGCTACAACGATAGGCGCAAAAACAAAAAAGAAAGAAATATATAGCGACTTGGATCTGGGATTCTTCGGACACCCCATAACCAAAAAACTTTCGCGCAAAGTAAATCGTGATGCCATAAGGCAATCTGTAAAATCCCTGATCCTTACCGATTTCTATGATAGACCATTTAAGCCTAGAATTGGTTGTGGTATAAGATATTATTTATTTGAGCCATTTAGTCAGGCTATAAAGCAACAAATGGAAAGTGCTATTAGAGAAACTATAGCAAACCATGAACCAAGAGCTGATGTGGTCGAAGTTCTGGTTGAAGAAAAACAAGATATGTACGCTTTGGTTATTTCGGTAGCGTTCATGATAATTAATGATCCGAACCCTGTCGTTCTGGACGTAATCTTAGAAAGAGTTAGGTAAATGTCAGCAAACACATACTTACAAGTTTCAGAGTTAGATTTCAACGATATTCGTTCTAATCTAAAAACATATCTCAGCAGTCAAAATCAGTTTCAAGACTACGACTTTGAGGGTTCTGCTATGGCAGTTCTTCTTGATGTTCTAGCATACAATACTCATTATAATGCGTATTACTTGAACATGATTGGTAATGAAATGTTTTTAGATACTGCTCAACAAAGAGACTCTGTGGTTTCTAGAGCAAAAGAACTTGGGTATCTTCCAGTTTCTTCTAATGGCGCCACGGCTGAGATTGTTTTAAATTTCACAGGACTTGGGGCTGATGTTACGCAATTTACATTACCAAAGAATTCTAAATTCACAACTACTGTAGATGATGTTACATATACATTTGTGACGCCAAAGGCAGAGGAGTTCTTTAAAGCAGCGGACGGCACGTTCAGTAAGTCTATAGAAATTAAAGAGGGCGAACCCCTGACGCATCAGTTTACTGTAAGCGCAACGAACCCAGTTAGATACATTATACCAAACCCTGGAGTTGATACTAGTAGTATTATTGTTTCCGTACAAGAATCGTCAACCGATAGTACCACAACTGATTACAAAAGGGCATCTAATATAAATCAGGTATTTAACACTTCACCTGTATTTTACTTAGAAGAATCTGCTGATGAGAAATATGAAATAGTCTTCGGTTCTGGTTCTCTGGGCAAACCAGTCAAAGCTGGCAATATTGTAAAGGTTGAGTATTTAGTAAATAGTGGCGAAGATACTAATGGTGCTACAGCATTTAGCGTAGAAGATTATAGTATCGGAACTTCTTACACATCTGCAATTATATCTTCTGTTGCCAAAACAGCGAATGGCGGTAGACCACAAGAAACTATTGAATCTATAAAGTTCCAAGCCCCAAGAAATTATCAAACACAAAACCGAGCAGTGATTGCAGAGGATTATTCTAGAATCTTGCTTTCTGAAAATGCTGACCTACAGTCAGTCATAGCCTTTGGCGGTGAAGAATATGATCCACCTGTTAATGGTAAAGTTTATATCGCTGTAAAACCTTTCGGTGAATTAAGGGCGACACAAAATAAGAAAATAGCCATCAGAACATCGCTAAAGACTAGAACTCCTTTAGCGGTTGATCCTGTAATTATTGATGGTGAATATACATATATTATACCAACCGTTTCAGCTTTTTATGATTTGACCACCTCGTCGTTTGATGACTCGGGCATTGCTTCGAATATTAGAACTGCGATCACTTCATTCGCTACTGATAATCTAGAAAGGTTTGGTAATAAGTTTAGGTTCTCTAGGTTTGTAAGAACATTAGATAATACATCTAATGGCGCAATCCTAAACACTGATGCTAGCATCAAAATACAAAGAAGAATGACTCCTGATACTAATGTTGCGTCATTACTATCAGTTTCATTCAATAACCAAGTTAGGAAAGGGTCTCTTGAGTCATCTTCATTCACATACAATGGGTTTACATCTTACTTAATAGATGTCAATGGTATTGTTAAAATTATTAGATACAATTCTTCTAACGAGCAGGTTGATGTTGTCCCGAACGCAGGAACTATAGATTATGTTAATGGAATAATCAAAGTTGATAATTTTGCTGTAACAGCTTATTCTGATAATTTCTTGAAAGTTACAGTTACTCCCGAGAAACTTGACGTTACACCTGTAAGAGAACAAGTCCTGTTAATGGACGCTAATGATGCCACAATCACAGTAACTGGCGAACAATAAAAATGATAAAAAATAAACTGTCAGCACTTGTACAGAATCAGTTTCCAGACTTTTATAAAGAGGATGGCCAAAACTTTCTCGCATTCATAACAGCATATTATGAATACCTTGAGCAAACTGGTAAGCTGTCAGAAAGAATACAGAACCTAGAAGATTATCGAGACATCAATACAACCATTGATGAGTACATAGAATATTTCCAAAAAACACTTCTCCCCTCTGTACCGAACGAAGTTGCTGCTGACAAAAAATTACTAGCAAAGTATGTAAAATATTTCAACGAGGCTCGTGGTTCTCTAGCATCGTATAAGTTATTATTCAGAACAATATATGATGAAGATGTAGAGATAAACTACCCAGCCGATCAGATGTTGAAGGTTTCTGATGGCGACTGGCGTTTAGATAGATACTTGGTTACAGAATTCAATCCAAAAAACTATGACTTGATAGGAAAAACGATTGAGGGGACTGAGTCGGGTGCGCAGTGTTTGGTTGAAGATGTTGTCGGTAGGGTTGTTAGGAATCGAGAAGTTCAACAATTAATGGTTTCAAATCTTGCTGGTACATTCAACCATAAGGAACCTGTCAAAACTATTAATAACAATGGTGTTACACACACCCCAATAGTTGAAGCTGGTATATCTTCTGTAGAAATAATCAATCAAGGTGGTGATTATAAGGTCGGGGATGTTGTTGATATTCTATCAGACCAAGTTGGTGATCTAGCTAAAGTTGTTGTCACAGATACAATTGATTTAAATGGTTCTATCACATTCAGTATTGTTGAAGGTGGTTCAGGATATACCGATGACAGCGGTGGCGCAGATCAAGGCGAAACTCAAGTTATTATAACTGGCGGTGATGGTGACAGTCCTGCAAGTTTTACACTTTCTACTGCTGATATTGGTGACACGTTTGCTATAAGTTTAAACACAAACTTGTTGAGTAGTAATAATATTTTTGGTGCCGTTGCTCCGTTGGTTGTTGATCCTTATGGTACATCAGTTTCTTCTAGAAGAATGGACACATTCGCTAACACGCCACTGTCTTCACCACAGTTTGGATTCCCTGAACAAAATGAAATAACAACTGATGGAAAACCTTTTCTCACTAATTCTAATGCAATTATACATGTAGCGAATACAAGAGATTATTCGGTTGGCGATAGCGTGTTTGGCTCAGCTACAGGAGCAAACGGGACTATTACTGAAATTGTCAGTGCCACAAACGGTGCTGCGAAAATAAGAATCGATGGCTATAAAAACTTTACAACTAGTATCGTCAATATATTAAGTTATTCGGAACAACTCGAAAGTCCTCATAGTTCTAACTTTTGGCTTAGAGGCAACCTATCGAATGTTGTAGCTAATGCTGCGACTGCCCCAGATGGTACTTTGACTGCAGAGAATTTAATTGAAAATAGTACTGCTAGCACCGATCATTTTTTGAGGGTAACAAACAGTGTTCATGCTTCTGACGGTACGAAGTATAATACATCGGTCTATGCTAAGGCAAGGACTGGAGGTAGCAAGCGATATCTTGCTTTCCGTGGTTTAGGTAGAGGAAATAATTATCCTCTTTTCGATTTAGAAAATGGAACCATAATCAATACTGGTTCTCAGTGGGAGAGCGGTGCGCATACTAAAATGGAACATGTAGGAAACGGTTGGTATCGTTGCTCTGCTGCTTTGACACCATCATCTACTGCTGGTTTGAGGTTTAATCTACAACTGGCATCCAACCTGAACGTTGATTATAATGGCGATGGTGCTTCTGGCGTATTGCTTTGGGGTGCTCAAATGACAGTCGGTACAGCTCTACAGCCGTACCAAAGAACCACTGCTGGTGAAACAGTTGGTAGTGGTGAATTCTTACGGATAGGAACTGCTAACTCTGGTGTTATTACAGCGTTTCATGCTAATACAATTGGTCAACAATTATTAGAACTTGGTGTATTTTCTAACACCCACACAATATCAGTCGGAGACGAACTTGTTTCTACAACTTCATCTTCATATAGTAGTGAGCCTATCTTTGCTGTTGTTAAGAAAATAGTCAGTACTGCTGCCAATCAATATAATGCTTCTAGCGCAGATACAAGAGATTTGATCAAAGTCAAGGTTTGCGCAAATACAACTTCAAATGTTTCATCTCAGTTTGATGCTGGTATGATTCCGCAGTTTGATAATAATATGGAAGTTAGAAAGGTCGGTAGTGCTACAGTTGTTGCTAAGGTTGC